TTAGCGTAATTCGAACAGGTAGCCCTGGCCACGGACGGTGGTAATCACATCCTGCGGATACTGCGCCTGAATTTTCTTACGCAAACGCCCCATCAGCACGTCAATGGTATGGCTCTCGCGCAGTTCAGCATCAGGGTAAAGCTGGAGCATTAAGGAATCTTTGCTCACCACTTTGCCATTGTTACGGATCAGCGTTTCCATGATGGTGTATTCGAAGGCGGTGAGCTTAATCACTTCATCATTGATCGCTAATTCCCGGCGGGAGAGATCGACCTGGAATGGCGGGATGGAAATAACCTGTGAAGCCAGCCCGCTGTTGCGGCGTAACAGCGCCTGCATGCGCGCCGCCACCTCTTCAATATGAAACGGCTTGGTGACGTAATCGTCTGCACCCGCGCTGAGCACTTCAACCTTATCCTGCCAGCCTTCACGGGCGGTCAGAACCAGAACCGGCAGGGAGACATCGTGGCTGCGCCAGCGGCGAATTAGCGACAGACCGTCTTCGTCAGGCAACCCTAAATCGACAATGGCGATATCCGGCAGGTGTTCATTGAGATAATAATCGGCTTCTTTTGCATCTTCAGCATCGTCCACCTGATGTCCCATCTCCTGAAGCTGAACCTTCAGGTGATGGCGTAGTAATGCGTTATCCTCAACAACCAGTACGCGCATCATCTCTTCTCCCTAAAAAATTGGTATGAATAGTTTAACGCTGATTATGTAGTTTGAAACCAGCGTCATGAAATTAAATGACTTTTTTAATGCTCCCAATACCTTGGGGGCGTCCTGGGGGCACAGCTGTCGGCATCTGATTGTTCAGCATGTTGACCTGGTCCTGGTTCATATCGCCGATCCACTTCGAATAAACCTCATACACCATACGCGCATCCTCATGGCCCATCTGGCTGGCGATAAAGGAAGGGTTAGCACCGGCCATAAGCGTCCAGCACGCGTATGTGTGTCGGGACTGATAAGGATTTCTCTCACGTATTCCCGAAAGTTTAGTGCCCCGTTTCCATCCATACGAAATCGAGTTTTTGGAAAAAAAGCTCTCATTCACTGAAGATTTCTTTTCAGGGGAAAACACAAACCGCAGATTTTGTGGCTCTGTTTTGCCGATTTCACGGTGATGGAAAATGATCTGCTGTCTTGGGTTATTGCCTGTGATTTTGAACTGCTCCAGCAGCGCATCATGTGCAGGCTTAAGCAGCGTGATCGTTCGTATACCAGCATCTGTTTTCGGCGGCACAAACACCCGCTTGTTCGTCAGGCTTCTTGATACGTGAATTTCACCTTTTCTCAGATCGATATCCTCCCACGCCAGAGCACAAATCTCGCCGGGCCTCATTCCCGTGTGGACGGCTACAATGATGATCAAAGCCAGTTTTCGGGGAAGGGCGGCAATCAGTGCCTGGTACTCATGAAGTAGAAGCGGATCGGGGTCTGCCTTAGATAGCTTCAGCCGGGACACGCCCTCATAAGGAGCGTGTAATATAAACTGACTTCGATTAGCAAGCTTCAGCATTTCTGATAAAACCGCCATCTGTTTATTGACTGTTGAGGGCGCGCGTCCCTTTTTAACCAGGTTAGGCATTGAAGGGTTTAATACGCTGCCGGTCAGCAGTTCTTTGCGGTAATTCAGGATATCGGCGTGCTGAATATCAGCCAGTGGAGTATTTTCTCCCACAACACGTTTCAGTGTGTTAACTGCAGATGTGAGAGAATGAAGGGTAGCCCCCGACACCTCCAGAGCCTTTGTATCAATGAAAAAATCGCTCAGCTCTTTAAATGTCGTGATCCGCTTAGTTGATGAAAACTTTTTCAGAGCCTTCGATTCAGGGAAGCGCGCAGCGTAGTCGAACTGGCCGAACTGGATCTCACTCACGATGACTGCACGAAGGTTTCCCGCCTTCTTGATGTTACTGCTGTTAACCACCCAGCCTCGGAGAACTTCGCGGCAGCGAATGCCGCGATAGGTAAACGTGATTCTGATTTTTCCGTTATGAAGTTCAACGCCGGTTGGAAAGTTCATCATGCTTCCTGAATAAATCTATTAATCAGCGGAAAGTTGTACCAGACCAAAGCGCGTTTGCTTTCTCCACCGGGTACCGCGGGTACTCGCTTAAAATGAACCCCTTCAATCCAGCTTCCGAGGCGATAAGCTTTTATTTGCCTGTCATCCAGCCCCGTTTTTTCAGTTAGCCTTCCCGCCACCATCCACTCTTCATCGAAAATGATTTGCGCCATGCTTAACTCCATGACGCCGCCACGAGCACAATACCGTAGCGGCAGATAGTATATTGATTGTCAAAAATCACCGACCAAGGCCAGGGAGGCACATAAGATGCCTGGCACCGATCATTGCCGTTGCCACGTAACTACGGGGGCGGTTAACAACCTCAACCGTAATTTTTCTCCCTTTGAACTTGATGGTGTAAAAAGTCTGTTTGTCGCTGCGACCATGCTCGCCATATTTATCAAAATGGCATTTGAGCGCGGCGGCGCATGCTGGCCCGCCGATGCTGTCTCCCTTGCTACGGTTAATCAGACGCACAGGAGCCTTCCTGATGGTTGATCACGCCGCGGGCAAGCCCGGCGGCCATAGCCGGTAATTCCTCATACTGATTGCAATATGCCGGGTTGGAACATAAGCCCTGCAGCGCTGCAATGGTCAGCTGTTGCTGGTAGGTAATCGATGAAAGGGGCGCGTTTGTTTCAGCTACTGGTTCAGGCTCGGCATCCGGCTTTGCAGTAACGGCTGGAGGATCGAGTGCGACAGATTTTGGTGGTGCCGGGCGGCGATATTCCACGATCGCATCAAGCGCTATTTTCTGACGAACGCTGATATCGTCAGACCACTGTTCAAGAATCGTAGTAGCAACGTCCTGTACTTCTTCATCACTGAAATCAGGCGACAGACAGAATTCAGTCGAGGTGATATCTGCAATCAGTAACGGGAAAATATGCTCGATGTCTTTACCCGTGGTGGTGATGAGATTTTTGATATCATCCTGGTCACCGATGCTTGTGCGCCCGGACATCAGCTCGTTTAATGCATGGGCGATTTCAATCTCGCGAACACTTAGCGCTGGTGGCACTTCCTGTTTTTCGACTTCATTTGAGGGGGCGGTATTTATCAGTGCATCGACAGAAAAGACGCCTCCGCCCAGGTTCTCCACTTTCGGCTGGTCCGTGGGCTGCTGCACTGGCGCTGAGCTCTGAGCGAATGCCTCATTGAGTTCTTTGTCGAGCTGCGCAGCTTTGGCAGGGCAAACTGCTGGTGGCTGAGTTTCGCCAGGTACAGGCGGTTTGGCTTCATCATTTTCGTTTACCTTAGGGGTGGCGCGGGATTTTGGGCGGCAAGCCGCATCAACCGTTTTCTGATCTGGGTGCGCGTGGTCAAATTCAACCAACTCGCGATTGATGTACTCGCGCAGCGCGACAGGATCTATCCAGAGTTCTTCCGGAGCCGATTTAATCAAGGCGATGATGGCTGCCCGGGAATAATCCAGAATACCGGGGGTGCCGCGCAGTTTTTTCCACCATGCAGTAAAGCGGGGGTCCTGTTCTGCTTCGGCCATGGCTTTCGCCGGAATAAATAATCTATTCGGGATCCAGTAAATATCGATCTCGTCGTACATGCCCAGAATCGCAACAGCAACCTCTATCTTCAGCGTAGACAGGTTGTGTGCCAGATCCGGGCTACGGTCTGTCTTGTTTCCTCCGCCCAGAGTGGAGTCAGTGTCCGTGCGGTTTTCTTCGGTGTTAGTGCTAGCAGGCTGAGGTCGCTTATCAATCGGCGTATCGATCCATTTAGTGATCTGCTTTTTAATGTCCGGCCACTGTGCAGATTCTTTTGTGTTCTCACGTACCCAGGCGAGTAATTGCTCCTGCCGTTCCGGTGCCAGGGCCAGCGATCGTGTTTCTTTGGATAGTGCTTCGGCCAGCTCGCGGGCAAAGCTGGGTTCATCATCATTCTTCAGATCGACGATCTGGCCGTACTGCGCTGAAGTGATTCCAGGGACCGGGCCGAACAGTGCCAGACAAGCTGCCCGGGATGCCTGGTCGAGCTGCGCAACGATTTTAATTTCTTCCTGTGCCTTATTGTTCTCCCATTCCGTCCTTTCTTCAGATTCAGGCTGTGGTACCGCAGCTGGTTCACCTGCATTCACATTCCAGATAGCCACTGTGTCGAAAAAATCAGGTGAGAACACATCAAGCTCAGGGCACGGTAAACCTTCGCGGTGTTCCCAGATCTTTACTTTGAAGAAATCATCAATGTGTTCTGGATGTTCTGCTGCCAGCTTGCCGAAAATAACGGCTTCAGCAATGGCTTTTGTGGGCGCATTAACAGCTGTGGCAAGCGGTTTTAAATCCGAATGTTTTTTTAATGCTTTATCCTTCGGGAAATAAGCACCGCCGAAAGTTTTTAATTCAATAGACATAATTACCTCTTAAATATTTTGGGGGGTGATGTTTAGCGGTATGGTTTACGAATAACGCGTTTTACAGTTTTTAACGCGTCACGCCTCACTCTTTTTTCATTGCATTGCTCACATAAGTAAATCGTGCGCTTAAATGGATATATGTCTGTTTTCCTTTCGTGCATTTCCGAGTTTTTATATTCGCGGCAGCAAACAGCGCAATGACAAATGATGTCATCCATATCAGTTAAGTAGTTGGCGTTTGTGATCGTAATAGGACATACCGCAGGCGTTCTGTGCTTCGGCGAACTTCACAGACAGCAAGCTAATGTGCTTAACAGCGCAAACAGGGCAATGAAACTCACCGAGCACGTAGCCACCATCAAGCACAACAGTTACAGGGCCAGAAGCTGGCAAATGAACCACGCCAGAAATAACACCATTAATATTAAAGGTGGCAATTTCTTTATTTACGATAACGAGATTAAGCTCAACGGTTGTAACGCTTACTTTTCATTTTGAACTCCTTGATTCAGGGTGTGAAAATCCCTGCCGTTTAAGGCATTGGTTTTTAAAAAGGAAAAAGTTTAAATCGCTTTTAAATTATTGCGCCATTCCTGATGCGGTTGGCGATGCACAACGAAATGTCTGTATTTCCGTAATACTTTCCATGCAGCATGACATCCGGCAACATCTCGAAGAAATACTGAAGTGACGAGTTTTCCTTGTGCCCAGGCAATTTTTTGTTCCGGTGTTAATTGTGTTTTATCCATTACTGAATACTCCACTTTGCATTTAACAATAAAAAGGGCGGTATAAGCATGGACCACGGGAAAGCATATACCGCCAAGCGATATAATCTTAATGCGCCTGAAGTCTTTGACGCTGAGCTAAACTGCTTTCCCATAATCGGAGGGCTGTTTCTTTTGCCCAGCGGTACCATTCACGGCCTGCTTCTTTGTAAGAATTACCGAGACGAACCAGATCCCAGGTTTCTTGTAAAAAATCGGGTTCTTTATTTGCGATTTGCTGCCGGGCATCGATCATTCTGTCGATTGCGGTGTTGATTTCCAGAGCTTCGCTATGCGCTTCTCTGATCCGGCGTTCGCGGCCCTCAGGTGTGTAATTGAGGCGGAATGCGAAAGCGCGTTGTGCGAGGTCAGGAGGACTGATGCTGATTGCTGATTCTTCCATTTCAGCCTTGCTTTTCGAGTGGTTTAATTCGTCGTCCATTTCCAGCGCAGCAGCGTGGCAAGCTTCCACCAGAGCTGGCAGATCATCGCGCTCCATGATGGTGTTTTGAATGCTTGCCATTACTGAGAAATGACGACGGCGATTCGTCTCAGCATCAATTTCCAGTGCCTCACGGTGTGCTTTTGCTAAAAGTTGGCGCTGCCAGTCTGGGTTGCTGTAAAAATCATATTGTTCATTCATGCCCAGCGCCTCGGCGTGGCATTCGTGCATATACTCGCGGATTTCTGCCTGAGTCATGTGCGCCATGTTCGGGCGGATGCTCTCAATTTCTGCCGCCATTGCAGCATCAATCTCCAGCGCTTCAGCGTGGTCGCGTTCGGCCAGAGCTTTGAAAATTTTTCGCATCGTGTTTTCAGATATCACTTCGCGCTGCGTGCTGCAATTATGTGCAGTGAATGTTCCATTTTCGTGCTGTTTAACGCTGTATACCGCTTTGCCGATGTTGATTTTGTGGCTGGTCATAGTGCATCCCTCTTTTTCACCCTTATCGCCGGGTAGGCGGAACGTTTACCTGTCGCACCTGTTGTGCTTCGATGAGTAGAGAATACAACATAAAGTAGATGTGTCAACACTAAAAGTAGAAAATATGGAGGTGTTTGCTACATAAGGTAGTGTGTGAGGGCGTAAAAAAACCCGGCATGTACCGGGTTCTAAAGGAATTATATTATTTTTGGGGGGTGTTTGCGTACTTCAGGAAGAAATCATAAAGCTGTTTATACCGCATTTCGAAAGCCAGTAGCATGTTTTTGGCTTCGACACTAGGGAACTGACGAAACACTCTAACCAATCGCTTTTCATCTTCGCTTAACTCTCTGAATTCCGCATCACTTTCCACATTTGGTTCTGATGCATGGAAGCCGGAAAACTCAGTCTCCGGGAGAATACCTGTCGCGCTGTCGCCCTCGCCGTAGTCAAGCCAGGCCGCTTGGACATTCAGCCAGTCAGCTATCTTTTGCAATTTCTCATCGCGTGGCTTGGCCGTGCCCAGCGTATAACGACGGGCCATTTCGTATGTGACATCGCAAGCCAGGCTTAAATCCTTTACAGAACGGCGCTGTCTGCGCATTTCTTCGGTCAGCCGGTTAGCGAAATCCTGATGTTTATTCGCTTTTTCTACCATAGGTAGAAGAGTAAGGCACGGCGCGTTCATAGTCATTTCTATTTTTCGTAGTTGTATTTTCTACTTTATGTAGTATATTGCAGTCATCGACTTATTCTGGAGAACACGATGACTACTTCATACAAGAACATAACCGAAAAGGCAGTGAGGTCGATTGGCTCTGTTTCGGCCGTCGCCCGCAAATTCAACTTTAAGTCCTCACAGTCAGTTGCCAACTGGATTATCCGAAACCGAGTTCCAAGCGAGCGAGTTATCAAGCTCTGTGAATTTGGCGGCTGGACAGTAACCCCGCACGAGTTACGTCCTGATTTGCATCCAACCCCTACCAGTGGAATTCCTGTTCAGGATATCCCACGCGCGCAGAAGGAGTCTGACTGATGGAAATCAAAAAACTGGCATGTGAGCTGGAGTCCTGGGCGCAGGAAAAGGGCTGGAAGACGGTCACGCAGCTGATAACGCCGCATCACTTTGGCGATCTGCTTCAGCCACTGGATAACGTGACGGATCCTGACGAGTACGCACGCCGACTGCACAACAACAAGCAGATTATTCAGCGCGCGTTCCGTAACGATACGCCGAATTACCTCAAACAGGCGCAAGCGCTGAGCTATGCCATCCGCACCGCCATTGATAACGAACTGGAGCAGAAGGACTGCATGCTCTACCGGGCAGCCAGGGTTAACAAAGAGTGCATCGAAGCCACCAACGCGGTATTCACCGGCAAACCGCAACCGGTAATCAGGCGAGAGACTCTGGAAGCGATCGACGCACTGGCGCAGCTGGCTGGCGTGAAAGTCCAGATCATGAACTGTCATCGCGCGGCATAAGGGTCAGTGAAGCCATGAATCCATCTGACATCATTCGCGGGTTCGGTCGTCCGGTTGCGTATTACCCGGCGCTGGCCGAACACCTCGGCGGCGTTAGTGCCACCGTTCTGTTTTGCCAGATGACCTACTGGATGGACAAGCTCACCTCCGATCTGGGTGTGCATAAAACTTCAGAGGAAATCCAGGCGGAAACCGGTCTGAGTTACGAAGAGCAACTGACGGCACGGAAAAAGCTTAAACGCCTTGGGGTTCTGGTAGAAACCCACAAGCGGCTTGAGCACCGGATTTACTTCAAAGTCAACTTCGAGCGCGTGGATCAGGTATTAACGCAAGTTGTTGATAATAAACTAAATGGGAAAAACCCATTTAGGGAGCAAGGGAAAGCCCAATCCGGGAACAAGGAAATGCCTTGTTCGGGAACTGGGGAAAGCCCAGCCCGCGGAGACGGCAAAGCCCATTTCGATCCTACAGAGATTACTACAGAGACTACTACAGAGAATAAAAACACTTCTTGTCCTGACGCTTCGCTGTCGGACGCACAGCTGACCAAAGAGGCGTTTTTAAATCGTCATCCAGAAGCCGTGGTTGCCCATGCAGGAAAACGGCAGTGGGGAAGCAAGGAAGATCTGACCTGCGCTCAGTGGATGTGGAGCCGCATCGTCAAGCTTTATGAAAAAGCCGCTGAGACAGACGGGGAACTGGTGCGCCCTAAAGAGCCAAACTGGGCAGCATGGTCCAACGAAATCCGGTTGATGTGTGCCGTTGACGGCAGGACGCATAAGCAAATTTGCGAAATGTTTTCGCGAGTACAGCGTGATCCGTTCTGGTGCCGCAACGTGATGTCACCATCAAAACTGCGCGAAAAGTGGGATGACCTGGTTCTTCGCCTCCCGTCGCCGGGAGCGGCGCAACACCAGGCTGGTGGTCGGGATATTAATCACATTTCCCGCCCGGATAACACTGTACCGCCAGGATTCAGGGGGTAAGCATGCAAAACGCAGGTTCGATTCTCGATCGCCTTCGCCGTGTGATTCCGGCAGGCATTGAACCCAAATTCAAAAGCGCAGCTGAGCTGATGGCCTGGCAGCGCGAAGAAGGGCAAAAGCGCGCAGCGGAGATCGACAAGATCAACCAGCAGGCGCGGGCAGAGAAAATTTTCGGGCGTTCCGGAATCCAGAACCTGCACCGCAGTTGCAGCTTCGCGAACTACACGGTGGAGGGCGACGGCCAGCGGCATGCCCTGAGTATGGCAAAGAGCTATGCGCAAAATTTTGGTACCGGGTTCGCCAGTTTCGTTTTCACCGGAAAGCCTGGTACCGGGAAAAACCACCTCTCAGCGGCGATCGGAAATTATCTGCTGAAACAGGGCCGAACGGTTCTGATTGTGACGGTGCCGGATCTGACCTTGCGCGCCCGGGCCTGCTACGACGAAGGGCAGTCTGAAGCCGCGTTGCTGGATGACCTCTGCAAAGTGGATCTGCTGGTGCTCGACGAAGTCGGCATTCAGCGCGATAGCCGCGGCGAGAAAGTTTTATTGAACCAGATTATTGATCGCCGCCTGGCCGCAATGCGCCCGGTTGGCGTTCTGACCAACCTGAATTACGACGCGCTGGTAGAGACCCTGGGGGCAAGGGTTATCGATCGCCTGCGCATGGATAACGGCATTTGGGTGAACTTTGACTGGGAGAGCTATCGCGGAAACGTTAGCCACCTGAGACCTGTTAAGTGAATTTTGAGGAGAAAATTATGGAAACCGTACTGGATGCACTGAAAGCCATGAAAAAAGCGACATATCGCGAGGTTGCTGCCCGTCTGGATATCGAGCCCGTTGAAGCGCTGAACATGCTGCGCGAGCAGAAAGAGCAGGGACTATGTGATTTTGCGGACGGCGGCTGGTTCCTCGGTACCGCGACAGAGCAGAAGCCGAAGCGTATCAGACCCAAGCAGCAGTCGCCGCTGGTTGAGAGGGTGCTGTCAGCAATGCAGGGCCAGGGGGCCATGACCGCCAATCAGGTTGTAGAAAAACTGGGTAAAGGTTCGCGCGCCCTGAATGCTTCGCTGGGTGCAATGTGCAAGGACGGTCTGGTCCTGCGCCATGTTGACGGTAAAAACATCACCTGGAGCCTGGCGGGTGAACCGGCAATAAAGCCAGAGCAGCAGGAGCCAGCACCAGAGGTTAGCGAGCAAGCAGCGGCGCCAGCCTGCAAATCCACCGCCGAAATTATTCAGGACATCCCGACTTTCGCCAGCCGCCCGGATGATCTGATTATTCCGTCATCGCGTTATATCTCGACCGAAATCCGCCGCACAAAAGCGAAGCTGGCAAATCTGCAGCGTCTTCAGGGTGCCATTCGCGAGCTGCGCCGCCACAAACATCTGCTGCAGGGGATGGGAAATGACTGATTTACCGAAATGCCCTGTATGCGGAATGCCTCCTGCACTGAGGGTTCGCAGCCGGGGAATGAACTGGGGTTCGGCAGAGGTCCGCTGTTCGAACGGTTGCCCTGGCATCCGCGCGGGATTTTCGTTCCCGCCGGATGGAGAGGCAGCGGCCCGGCAGTTGCTTAAAGAAAAATGGAAAGAGTTGGTAGGGGCAAAATGAGCAAATCACTAAATGCACGTTGCATCCGTCGCTGGGAAGTTGAGTTTAAAGGCCGCTGCGATTCGAAATACAGCCCGTGGTGGCGTAAGCGTGACTTGCGCGGTTATATCCGCGAAGCGGCGCTGACAACCGCTGATTGCATGGTGCAGAGCATGGCAGAGCGGAACGCCCAGGTTGATTTTTGCGGTACCGATATTGGCTGGTCGCCGGAGTTCTCCGCCTGGTACAACGAACGTCGTGAGCAGTACATCAAGGAGGCGCGCGACTACCTGAACGAAGACGCCACCAACGACGAGATTGACGAAGAAATTCGGAACGAGCTGGAGGCCTGGTATGACTGAGCATGTTGTTTTGGACATGTGCTGCGGTTCCCGTATGTTTTGGTTTAACAAGCGCGATACACGCGCGCTTTTCACTGATATCCGTAGCGAAGAGCATGAGCTGTGCGATGGCCGCCGCCTGATTATTAGACCTGATCTCATTGCTGATTTCCGCGACCTGCCATTTGCTGATGCCTCGTTCCCGGTGGTGGTATCCGATCCGCCGCACCTTGAGCGTGTCGGTCAAACGGCGTGGATGGGTAAAAAATACGGGCGATTGAACAAAAAAACTTGGCGTTCTGACCTGCGCGCCGGTTTCAGAGAGGCGTTCCGAGTGTTGCGGACACACGGTGTGCTCATTTTCAAATGGAATGAAACGCAAATCCCGGTGAGCCAGATTTTGGATCTTACTGACGAGAAACCTGCAATTGGCCAGCGTACCGGGAAGAACGACAAAACCCACTGGATCATTTTCGTGAAGGAGTCTGAAGCGCCTCTGCAGGAGGTGAAACAGTGTATCTGATGGAGCTGTTATCAGGGGCAGTATGGCTGGTGGTTTTAATCCTGCTGGTGGTGCTGGCTATGAGAAGAATTGATTATTGATTAAGCACTTACCCGCTCCGGCGGGTTTTTTGCGCCCAAAATCTTGACCCTCGTTTTTTTGGTGTTACTGTATAAATATACAGTTAATTGTCAGGGGTGGTTATCATGGGTTTTCCATCACCAGCAGCAGACTACGCAGAACAGACGCTAACTATCACCAGCCTTTGCGGCTATGACGGCAACTGCCGGACCATCGAAACATCGGCCGGGTACGCGATCATAAACGTCGCCAGAAAGCCGGAAATGGGTGACACCGTCCTGGTTTCGTTTTGCGGCAGTCTGGACTTTGCAAAAGTCCAAGGGAAGGCACTGATCACTCAGGATGGAGAGGCTATTGAGGGCGACGCGCTGGATGATGCAACCGTAATGGGAGTGGTAACGCACCTCCTAAATCGCGTAACAGATACAGATAACAGACCGGTGATATAAGCGCCATGATTCCTGTGCAATAAGAACCGATCGGTTATACAGATCAATTACTGTTAATTGATCTATCTAACCTATTAGACGTTCGATGGAAGGGCTGCTTAAGTTACGTTCAGCGCGCAGGGAGAAAAAGGGACGGCCCCGATTTATCGGGGGATAGCTGATTTGAATAGGATTTTTCGTTATGAATGAGCAAGAATTAATCGCTGCCGTTCGCCCAGCTGGACGCTATGAAGTGGTGAGCCATGAGGATGGTTCCTTTGTTGTGATTCCAGTGCCCCCTGAAGCAATGCTGATTACCCGGGAAGCACTGAGACAATGCCTTGAGCGCTTCCGCAACCCTGACAACTGATTTATAATAATCAAGCTGGTCTGAACAACCAGCGCCTGTCGCACCATCACCGGAGAAAAGTGATGGCGCAAAGAACTACCTCGAATTACTCGCACCGCCCGTCTATGCGCGGTGTTTCTGCTTATGCTGGTGGTCCAGCATGAAGAAAGCAGATAGCCTCCATCTTTCGCGTGTGGCCGCACTGGGCTGCATCGTGTGCAGAAATCAGAACTTGGGCGAAACGCCCGCGGACATTCACCATATCCGAACCGGTCAGGGCACAAGCCAGCGCGCTGACCATCGAAAATCAATTCCCCTGTGCCATATGCATCATCGCAACGGCGGTTATGGTGTGGCGATTCATGCTGGCCGCCGCGCCTGGGAAATGAAACACGGCACCGAAGCAGAGCTGCTGGTGCAGGTGCTCTATTTGCTGGGAGAGCCTGCCGATGAATAAGCCAGTCAGTTACGGCTCAGTGTGCAGCGGCATCGAGGCCGCCAGCGTGGCATGGCATTGCCTGGGCTGGCAGCCAGCATGGTTCGCTGAGATAGAAAAATTCCCCTCCGCTGTTCTGGCGTACCGCTGGCCGGACGTCAGCAACCTGGGCGACATGACGCAAATCGCCGCGGCAATCCGTGCCGGAAAAATCGAAGCGCCTGATGTGCTGGTGGGGGGAACCCCTTGCCAGGCGTTCAGCGTTGCGGGTTTACGTAATGGGCTGGCTGACGAACGCGGCCAGTTAACTTTGGCTTTCGTGGAACTGGTTAATGCTATTGATGAAAAACGCAGAGAACAGGGAAAATCACCCGTCATTGTCGTCTGGGAAAACGTCCCCGGCGTATTCAGCAGCAAAGATAACGCTTTCGGATGTTTTCTTGCAGGGCTTGCCGGCGAAAGCTGCGCGCTGGAATCACCAGGGAAGCGATGGTCAAACGCTGGTTATGTGCTGGGACCAGAAAGAGCTATTGCCTGTCGAGTGCTCGACGCTCAATTTTTCGGAGTGGCCCAACGACGCAGACGTGTGTTTGTTGTCGCAACAGCTCGAAGGGATATCGATCCCGCAAAAATTCTTTTTGAGTCCGAAGGCCTGCGCCGGAATTCTCCGCCGAGCAGAAAAAAGGAAAAGGCAGTTGCCGCACTTACTTCAAACGGCGTTGGAGTACGTGGTGCAGACGACAACCAGGCACAAGCCGGACATCTGATCCCCGAGTGCGTTACCGGCGAAATCAGCCACACCCTGAAAGCTGAGGGCTTCGACGGCAGCGAGGACGGCACCGGGAGAGGCACACCAATTATTGCGATGGCTCATGGGCAGGGTGGAGCTGAGATTAAAACCGATGATACTGCGCCTACGCTGACCTGCAACCATGAAGCGCCAATCGTTTTCAGTAGCAATGGGCATGCATCTTTCGCACCCGGCGTTGGAGCTCTTCGGGCTAAGTCGGGCGCTGATCATGAAACGCTTGCGATACACGGAACGCAGGACCCTGACACATTGAAAGACCTGGCTCATACGCTGGGGCGGAATCACGGGCAGGAAAATGCGGTTGTTTATGCCTTCAAGGCTGGACAGGGCGCAAAAGCTGGTGGCATTGGGTGGGCAGAGGAACAATCCCCAACACTGACGGCCGCCAGCAGTGGATCAAATTTATCCCCCTCAGTGATGAAGAATATGGCCGTTCGCCGCCTGACTCCTGTCGAATGCGAGCGCCTGCAGGGGTTCCCTGATAACCACACCCTAATCCCTACGGAGAAGCGTAAGCAGATCACCGCTGATGAATACGCGTATCTGCGCTACCACCGGCCAGAACTGACTGCAGAGCAGGCGTTCCGTCTGGCCGCCGATGGTCCGCGCTATAAAGCGATCGGCAATTCAATGGCTGTGCCGGTTATGCGCTGGATTGGCTCACGCATACAGGAGGCGCTGCGTGCCTAAATACATCATCACCCCAGTCGGAAAACCCCGCATGACCCGCGCTGATAAGTGGAAGCAGCGCCCGCAGGTGATGCGTTATCGCATGTTTTGCGATGAAGCCCGCCTGCATGGAATCCGGGTGCCGGAGAACGGCGCCCATATCACCTTCGTTTTGCCGATGCCCCAGAGCTGGAGCAAGAAAAAGCGCGGGTCTATGGACGGCCAGCCACACCAGCAAAAGCCCGATCTGGACAACTTAACAAAATCTCTGTTGGACGCCTTGTTTGAGGATGACTCCCACATTTGGGACGCCCGGACATCAAAAATATGGGGCGAAACCGGAATGATAATTATCGAGGACATGAAATGACGCCACGCCAGAAACGCCAGTATCTTGAAGGGCTGGGAAAAACAGCAATGGCACCACGTAAGAGCTGGCTGGGAAAAAGTATTCTCCTGAATGATGTTCAGTCCGGCTGGATAAAATCTCTGCTTACAGTGTGGGGTGAATGCGTACGCGGTGGCACAGCACCGGCGAAACCATGCGGGCACTCATGCTGGAACGTAATCAGAGGAAAGAACTGGTCAGACAAAGCCCTTGAGCGGTTTACTGCAGCGCTGAACCAGGCGAGAGAAGAAGGATTTCGCGGTGAGCTGGCAATGAAACGGGCGCGCGCCATTCTTTGGCCGGAGCCGCCGACCAGCATTATTGACGAGGCTATAAGTAGTGATGATGGTGAATTTATGGAGGGCGTAGTGCTGCAGGCGTTCGACCTGAAGGATCCGGTTTACATCGTTGGCCGCCAGTATTACACCACCAGGAAAAAAATCTCTGACATCACCAGGGAACTGCAAACCCTGGCCCCATGGCTAACCGAATCGGAAGCCAGAAAGCGGGTGCGCTGGTGCCTGGAGATATTCAGGGCAAAGGTTTTTCTGTCGGCGAGGACCAGCCCGAAAGAAGATTCATGATCAGTTTTGTATTAGCAAAAAGTGCTATTTATTCTGAATGATGTTGAAAACGGGCCAGAAAATCAGATAATCTATTCATGCTTGGCAGAGCTGCGCCACGATGGCAGCGATGTAAAGCGACAATTTGAAAAAACTTTAAACCCCGCCTGCCGGGGTTTTTTGTTATCCGGCGATACGACAGGGGTATTCGCGAAGGTGCATTGCACCAGTACCCCTGTCATATGGTCGGATTTCATAAGACCTTAATGTTGCAAGGGTAGTTTCGTTTATGTATTATCTCGCTCCCGGCCCTTTAGCTCAGTTGGTTAGAGCGTGCGACTCATAATCGCCCGGTCGCTGGTTCGAGCCCAGCAAGGGCCACCAAACCGCCACTAGCTCATCGGGAAGAGCGACAACCTTGGTGTTGTAGTACGGGGGGCGAGGCTCCGGTGGCGGACCATGCCGACTTAGCTCAGTAGGTAGAGCAACTGACTTGTAATCAGTAGGTCACCAGTTCGATTCCGGTAGTCGGCACCATTTGCGGGCATCGTATAATGGCTATTACCTCAGCCTTCCAAGCTGATGATGCGGGTTCGATTCCCGCTGCCCGCTCCAGTTAAAGCTTTTCGGTCTGCGATGATGGGTTTCCCGGAGTGACTGAAAAGCGACCCAGTTTTGAATGGGCGCTGCTTTTCGCAAAATTGCTGTGTGAAAATACTGGCCTTTGGTTTCAGCGCTCATCCAAAAGCATCTCGTCAAAATCCAATTAACCTCGGGTGGTTTGTTGGATGAGGTGCCTCTAATTCAAACAGCCTCGCTTTGGTGGGGCTTTTTCATTTCTAAGGCTGCCATCCGGTGGCCTTTTTTATTTCCCCTCAATTTTTCTGAGAGGATCCACAGCAATAAGAGGGGGCTAAATGTCCGCAGAACCAATAACTGCAACGGTAACGGCGGGCGTGGCTGCTGGTACAACCGGAATCACTTTCGCCACGCTTTTTCCAGAGGCTACGCCAGCAGTGATGGTCTGCTCCCTCGCAGGAGCGGCGCTGTATATCCTCAGTTCAGAGGACCATAAAATCTGGAAGCAGATTCTTTTTGCGCTCATTTCCTTTATCGGTGGCATTTACTGCGCCGGTACTGCTTCAGAGATTATCGCCGCCCTTATCAACGCCGGACTGAATCAGCTTAGCCCGCCAGTCACCATCCAGGTATCGCCCGCGATTGGTGCACTGGCGGCTTCAACGGTTTCCGTGACAATTCTGCTGCGCATTCTTGCCCGCTCAAAAACAGGCAATCTGCCCGGCGTGAAGGGGGAAGAATGACGTGGCTGTTGCTGAACTTTCCATGGCTGTTGCTTCACCTTAATGCACTGGCCTGCATCATGATTTCGTTCCGCCTGATGTTTTTCCGTAAGCGCAGTATGCGGCGCCGCCGGGTAATGGAGTTTCTGGCCTATGGGCTGATTCTGGCTCCTGCATACACGGCTTTTCGCATCTGGCACGGCGATTATGTGCAGGTCGATTACGGCGAAATCCTCATTAACGTTGTTGTCTGCGTGGCCGTCTGGCGTGCGGGCGGCAATATTGCTCGTATTACGGGAGAGAGCACGACGTGAACCAAACACAATTTCAAAAGGCGGTAGGTGTCAGTCGAGCTATGGGCTCCGTGGCACTGACGTACTTATGGGAACGCCTGACGGGGATGAAGAATGCAAACCAGTGATAAAGGCATTGCCCTAATCAAGCAGTTCGAAGGCTGCAAGCTCACCGCGTACCAGGACAGCGTCGGAGTGTGGACGATTGGCTATGGGTGGACTCAGCCTGTCGACGGCAAACCGATCCGCGCCGGGATGACGATTAAGCAGGAAACGGCAGAACGCCTGCTGAAGACAGGACTAGTCAGCTACGAAAGTGACGTGTCCCGCCTGGTTAAAGTCGATCTGACTCAGGGGCAATTCGATGCTCTGGTGTCTTTCACTTACAACCTCGGTGCCCGGTCTTTGTCAACATCTACGCTCCTGCGAAAACTCAACGCCAGTGATTACGCTGGCGCAGCTGATGAGTTCCTGCGCTGGAATAAAGCTGGTGGTAAAGTCCTGAATGGCCTGGCCCGTCGGCGTGAGGCGGAGCGCGCTCTGTTCCTGTCATGATTAACGCGCTGGTTAAGCGTTACTGGATGCAATTGCTGGTAGTGGTCCTAATTGGCGTGTTGACGTTCTTCGTCAACCGATACCGAGACAATGCTATCACCTACAAAGACCAGCGCGATAAAGCCACCAAAGCTCTCAACCTGGCTAACTCCACTATTAAAGATATGCAGGTGCGCCAGCGAGATGTCGCTGCGCTGGATGCCAAATACACCGGAGAACTGGCTGATGCCAAAGCTACTATCGATCAGCTTGAGCGCGATGTTGCTTCTGGCAAGCGTCGGCTGCAGCTCAACGCAAACTGTCCCGCGAACGGAACGACCAGCACCGGCGGCCTGGGCGATGCTACCGGCCCCCGACTTACTGACTCCGCTGAACGGGATTATTTCAACCTCAGAGAGCAAATCGTCACAGTGACGAAGCAGGTCGACTATCTGCAGGACTACATCCGCACGCAGTGCCTGAAATGGTAAATACATCAATGCCTTAAGGATGTGCTAAAGAAAACCGCTTTTCTTCAGTTTTTTAGCCAATAAGTAATTAGTGATTGCTGCAAGAGAAATCCCAACAATCCACGGCACAGCTGAATCAAGCATTAGCGAGTTGTTCACGTTAATGCTGGCGGTGATGCAGGCAAAGGTATTTGTTAAAACAAACCACGCAAAAAGAATCTGCTTCATTTGGTTATCTCCATGTGTTTCATCCCAGCAATATCCACCTACAAGCCAGCAAAAGCAAGTTGGCGCATAACGAAGCGTGGCAGGCTAACTGCCGGAAGGTGAGCCCATGAGTTGGTGAGCATCTTCAAATAACAATGCAGCAGGCGTTCACTTCGCTCCAACCATAATGTTACATTAGGTTAATGCAAACCTGCTGGAGCTAACCATGGAAAGAGGTGTTGTTTTTACTTCATGTGAACTTTTAAGCATTGAAGGTGGTCGTGGATTTCAAACAGGGAGAGCAATATCTCCTGAAGAGCTAAATTATCTTACGCTGTACTGGGATAAGTTAGTTTCTCCAACAAATAATTTCATTCATCTTGGATTAATTAACGAAGATGAATTAATAAAGTGTGGCGTACTAACTCGATTAAGATTTGTTGAGCACGGATTCATGGACGGTACGAGAATGACAAACTTTCATGCTCGTACACATATAGATGCTCTGAATTTACTGAAAAAAAAAGAAGCCGATGTCGATTGGCGCATGCATTTTTTTAATAATGAAGTTGCCATCCACAAAGATAAAGCAGATCGAAAAGAAGTGCTGAGATTTGAATTGGCAGATCTGTTACCAGTGCCACCCAAAGACATACCTTTGCATGAGATCTTAGAGTTCAAAGAGAGAAGGAAGGATGAGCTTCTCTCGCTTCACGGCTATTTAGATGAGCTTTATTTCGAGGTTTTAAAGTCAGGAGATTTTGATTTACAGAGAGCAAAAGCAATATCGGGATTGAAAACTTCATTAGATGCATTAAACAGACTAAATAATGAAGGCTGGAGAAGTCCGATAAAGTTTAATCTTTCAACGTCATTCGAGTTTGACTTGAGTCAGGTAGTGAGTGCTGGTTCTGCTGTCTACGCTGCGATGAATTCCTCACAACCATTTGAGGTTTTTTGTGCTGGAGCAGCAATAACCGTTTTAAGTGGATTTATTAAAGTTAGACCACAACTTCAAAATGTTATAAAAGATGGTGATGCAAATTTGGCATACCTAACGAATGCAGCAAGAGAGGGCGTTATAAAAAATAACGATAATGCATCTATTTGAGAGGTTTACGAGGCATTTATATTGCATAAAAAAGCCACATAAAATACTTGTGGCTTTTTTATGCACCTTGCGATTATTTTTCGAGTCAATCCATGCAAACTTTTTTTTGCATCGCCAGCGGACCCTCACTGACAGAGAGCGATAGCAAGCAGGTTACCGAAACTAATTTTCCAGTTATATCAGTTAACTCTAGCTGGATGGCAGTTCCTAGATGTCAGCACATTTACGCAGCAGACTGCTGCTGGTGGGAAGAATACGGCGCAGGGATAACATCAAAGGCTGCCCGGTGGTGTGGTGATGAGTTCACGGCCCGGAGTTTTGGCATTAACTGGCTACCCTCTGTAATCCCCGGTTCGTTTAATTCTGGTCAGCGAGCCTTTTGTGCAAACAATGGGTAGTGATTCTCATTTGAAAAGGTACTCCTGGTGATTCTGAACACCGAGGGGGCGCGGACACGCGGAAAACGGCTAGTTTTTTGCATTTTATGGGTTTCATCATCATCCGTTTAACCTCTTGATATTTCAGTCCTGAGCATTTGCAGGATGCCGAAATGACTATTTTTTGTTCACCATCATGGATAACGAACTGAAAAATTTCCGGCTGAATATCACTCAGCTGGCAGCCATTACCGATCTACACCGTCAGACGGTTGCAGGCAAGCTGGCAAATGTGCAACCCGCACCCGGCAGCAACCCGAAACTTAAGCTATACGCAATCACCGATATTTTGCGTGAGTTGCTGACAAGCACCACACCATCTGAGCTGGTGGACGTCGACAAAATGCTTCCCCCCGATCGCAAAGCCTGGTTTCAGTCGGAGCGTGAGCGGCTCAAGTTTCAGCAGGAAACAGGGGAGCTGATCCCGGCATCCGAAGTCACCAGGGAGTTTTCCTCCATGGCGAAAGCAATGGTTCAGGTGCTGGAAACGTTACCCGATATTCTTGAGCGCGATTGTGCCATGACCCCAGCAGCGGTTGTCAGGGTGCAGCAGGCTATTGACGATCTGCGCGATCAGATAGCCCTCAAAGTTGAGCAGGCCGACTCACCGGAACAGGAGGATACGCCAGAAGAGGAGTAAGTCATGCGACAGGCCACGGCAGCGGAAGTCAGGCGTAACGCTTCCGCCATTCTCAAAGCCCCGCGCCGCATGCCTGTGGCTGAGGCGGTTCAGAAATTCATGCGCGTACCTATGGGGGCCGGTAACTCGGTACCGTGGGACCCTGCCGTCGCCCCGTATGTGATTGAGCCGATGAACTGCCTCGCGATGCGTGAATACGATGCGGTGGTATTTGTGGGTCCGGCACGAACGGGGAAAACGATCGGCCTGGTGGATGGCTGGGTTGTATACAACATTGTCTGTGACCCGTCCGATATGCTCGTCGTTCAGATGACCGAAGAGAAAGCCCGCGAGCACTCAAAAAAGCGACTGGCCCGAACCTTCCGTGTCAGTCCTGAGGTAGCAAAACGCCTGAGTCCGTTGCGAAACGACAACAACGTGCATGATCGTACTTTTCTGGCGGGCAACTATCTCAAAATAGGCTGGCCTTCAATCAACATCATGTCTTCGTCAGATTTTAAATGTGTGGCGCTCACGGATTATGACCGCTTTCCTGAGGACATCGACGGCGAGGGCGATGGCTTTACCCTGGCTTCCAAACGTACCACGACGTTTATGTCCGCCGGGATGACCCTGGTGGAGTGTTCTCCGGGTCGGGATATTCGCGACAGTAAATGGCGTCGCAAATCTCCCCATGAAGCGCCACCAACGACTGGTGCACTTTCTCTGTACAACCGTGGTGATCGCCGTCGGTGGTACTGGCCGTGCCCGCACTGTGGTGAGTATTTCCAGCCCGCGATGGAGGCGATGACCGGCTATCGCGATGAACCGGATCCGGTAAAAGCCAGTGAGTCGGCACATCTGCTTTGCCCGCACTGCAGCAGCGTTATCACCGCAGATAAAAAGCGCGAGCTTAACGGGGTGGGCATCTGGTTGCGTGAAGGTCAGAGTATTGACCGTGACGGCAATATTACCGGTGAGCCACGCCGTTCGCGCATTGCATCGTTCTGGATGGAAGGACCCGCAGCCGCGTATCAGACCTGGGCGCAGCTGGTGTACAAGCTGCTAACAGCTGAGCAGGAGTATGAGGCCACCGGCAGCGAAGAAACCCTCAAGGCGGTAATCAATACCGACTGGGGGCTACCGTATCTGCCGCGATCGGCCAGCGAACAGCGACGCGCCGATGCGCTGATGCTGCGTGCGGAGGATTACGGTAAACGCCTGGTTCCGCCAAAAGTGCGTTTCCTGCTGGCGGCCGTTGACGTCCAGGGCGGTAAAAAACGCCGTTTCGTCGTGCAGATTATCGGCTATGGCGAAAACGGTGAGCGCTGGCTGGTGGACCGCTACAACATCCGCCAGTCGCTGCGCAGCAATGAGCATGGTGAGGCGGAGCCGATCCATCCCGGCGCGTATCCGGAGGACTGGCAGCTGCTGGTTTCTGATGTGCTGGAAAAAACGTATGCACTTCAGTCCGACCCGACGCGCCGTATGCCGGTGCTGGCCATGGCCGTCGACAGCGGCGGTGAAGAGGGCGTAACCGACAACGCCTATAAATTCTGGAGACAGTGCCGCCGTGACGGCCTGGGCAAACGTGTTTACCTGGTCAAGGGTGACAGCACAAAGCGCCAGAAAATCATCACCAAAACCCACCCGAACAATACCGAACGCAGCGACCGTCGTGCTGATGCGCGTGGCGAGGTGCCGGTGTATCTGCTGCAGACCGACCTGCTTAAGGACCAGCTCAGCAACAACCTCGATCGCGAAACGCCAGGTGCGGGCTATATCCACTTCCCCGACTGGCTGGGGGAGTGGTTCTACGAGGAACTGACCTACGAAGAGCGCGGTGTGGACGGCAAATGGCGCAAGCCCGGCAAGGGCGCCAACGAAGCCTTTGACCTGTTCTGCTATGCCCACGCTGTGGCGGTCCTGCGCGGTTACGAAAAAATCCGGGACTGGGAAAAACCGCCGGCATGGGCGGAGCTGCAGGATCTGAACCCAAATATTTTTGAAGGGGAACGCCCCAGGGAGATAACCGTGAAAAAAACAAAACCCGTTCAAACGCCTGTTAAGGCTGAGCCTGAAAAGGACACAGCTCTCTCCGGCAGCTGGCTCGGGTCTTCCGGTAAGGGAGGGTGGTTGCTGTGACGAAAGACGATATCTGGAAAACGCTGCTGATGGTGCGCCAGGCCTACCAGGATTCACTGGACGGCAAGAGCATTTCGTTCACCGGTGTGAACGGTCGCGCCATTACCAACCACGACCCGAAAGCGCTGCGCGACGAGCTCGAATACTGGGAGCGTCGCTGGCGCGCAGTCAACAGCCGTGGTGGTTCGTACAAACTCGCTAACTTTCTGTAAGGCTTTCTATGGGCATTCTTGAAAAAACACTGGGTGCGCTGGCGCCGGGGTGGGCGGCGGCACGTGCGCGGGATCGCCTCCGGCTCAATGCTTATGAAGCGGCAAGCGCGTCCCGCCTGCACAAAGCAAAAAAGCAAAGCCAGTCAGCGGACACCTCTGTGTTTGCTGCAGGCCAGTCCCTGCGGGAGCAGGCCAGGTGGCTCGATGAAAACCACGATCTGGTCATCGGCCTGTTCGACAAAATGGAAGACCGGGTGATTGGTGCTCACGGCATCCATGTAGAACCGCAGCCCCTCGATCTGGAGGGCAATCTCCATTCCGATTTTGCCGGGCAGCTTTCGGCGCTCTGGGCGGAATGGTCTGTGCGTCCTGAGGTCACCGGCATGTTTACCCGCCCGGAGGCTGAACGTCTGCTGTTGCGTTCTGCGCTGCGCGACGGGGAAGTGTTCACGCAGCTGGTCAGGGGAAACGTACCCGGCCTGCAGCATGCCACGTCGGTACCGTTTTCTCTGGAAATGCTGGAGGCGGATTTTGTTCCGTTCAACCTTAACAGCACCGCCGGCCAGCAGGTTCGCCAGGGCATCATCGTGAACGACTGGGGGCGTCCCGTCGGCTACCGCGTTTACAAGTACCACCCGGCAAATATGACGCGGTTCAGCGCTGAACTTAAAACCGTCTCAGCTGAAAACATGCTTCACCTTGCGCAGCGCAAGCGTCTGCACCAGCTGCGCGGTATCAGCCTGATCCACGGAGTCATTACCCGTCTTTCTGACATCAAGGATTATGAAGAGAGTGAACGCGTCGCCGCCCGTATTGCCGCCGCGCTGGGGTTCTATATCAAGCGCGGTGATGCGCAGTCTCTTGGTGACGACGGGGAGTTTTCACCTCCCGGCGGCCAGCGTCATTACGATATCGCCCCGGGCATGATTTACGACGATCTGCGCCCGGGTGAAGACCTGGGCATGGTGGAATCAAATCGCCCGAATGTTCACCTCTATGAATTCCGAAACGGACAGATGCGGGCCGTGGCCGCAGGCACGCGCGGCAGCTATTCCAGCATTGCCCGGGACTATAACGGCACCTACAGTTCCCAGCGTCAGGAGCTGGTGGAGAGCTTCGAAGGGTACAACGTCCTGCAACAGTGGTTTGTCGGCCAGCACAGCCGGCCCGTTTACCGTGCATGGCTGGCGATGGCGTTGCTGAGTGGCGTTGAAGTGCCGCCGGATGTGGATCCAAATTCTCTCTATAACGCGCTTTATCTCGGCCCGGTGATGCCGTGGATTGATCCGGGGAAAGAGGCTAATGCCTGGAAAGCCATTGTTCGTGGCGGTGCTGGTACCGAAGCGGAATGGGCACGGGCGCGGGGTAAAAACCCGCAGGAGGTTAAACGCCAGCGACTGCGTGAAACCGAATTTAACCGTCAACACGGGCTGGTGTTTGATTCCGACGCCGCCAACGACAAAGGAGCGATGCCAGATGCAACGGCAAAACCAAAAGACGATCGGCGCGAGCCGGACGATGATGATTAACCCCTGCGCCAGCCTGGCGGGTGTCGATGCGGCAAACGGTCAGTGCTGGTACGAAATCCGCGCGCTGGCCGCCGGACGCGTTGAAATCTTCCTCTACGACGTGATCGGTGGCTGGGGTATCACTGCCCAGCAGTTTGTCGCTGACTGTAAGGAGGCGGGGGTGTTTGAGGCCAGCGCGGTGGATTTGCATATCCACAGCCCCGGCGGCGATGTGATGCAGGGCTTTGCCATCTACAACACCCTGTCGCGACTGAAGGCAAAGGTGGATATCTGGGTGGACGGTGTGGCGGCCAGTATGGCCTCGATGATTGTCTGTCTGCCCGGCGCCACGGTGCACATGCCGGAAAACGCCTGGATTATGGTCCACAAACCGTGGGGCGGTATCGCCGGGGATTCTGATGACATGCGCGATTATGCCGCGTGGCTTGATCGTAACGAAGCCCTGATGCTCAGCGCCTATATGAATAAAACCGGACTGGGGCAGGAGGAGCTGGAAGCGATGCTGAAAGCGGAGACCTGGCTTAACGGGGCCGAGGCAGTGGAGAGAGGTTTCGCTGACACGCTTGAACCTGAACTACAGGCTGCGGCCTGTGTGAATGAAAATAAACTGAAGGATTATCAGAACATGCCAGAACAGATTAAATCTCTTTTTGCGCCGCGCGCTGAAGCTCCGGTGAATCAGCCACAGCAGCCCGCGCCGGTACAGGCGAACCTGAACCCGCCAGCGCCACAACAGCCCGCGCAGCAGATGACTAATATCGATATCACCGCGCTGGCCCAGCAGCTGCAGCAGCAGATGCAGACGGCGAACGCGGAGCGCGTGAATTCCGTCTCAGCCGTGTTTGAGGCATTCCCGGCCTTCGCGACGCTGAAGGCGGAATGCCTTGCCGACTTCACCTGCAACGCCGAAAAAGCCCGCGATAAACTGCTGCAGACGCTGGCGGCGGGCACCACCCCGAGCGCCGGTCCGGGTGCCATTCATCTTTATGCCGGTAACGGCAATCTGGTCGGTGATTCCATTCGCGCTGCGGTAATGACCCGCGCGGGCTATGCGCAGGCCGAGAAGGATAACGCTTACAATGGTTACACCCTGCGCGAACTGGCGCGCGCCTCCCTGGTCGATCGCGGCATCGGTATCTCTGGCGCTGGCACGGCACAGGCGATGGTCGGACTGGCGTTCACCCACAGCAGCAGCGATTTCGGCAATATCCTGATGGATGTGGCGCACAAAGCGGCGCTGATGGGCTGGGATGAAGCCACCGAAACCTTTGAACAATGGACCCGTAAGGGCACGCTGACCGATTTCAAAACCGCACACCGTGTCGGTCTTGAATCGCTGGCATCGCTTCGTAAGGTTCGTGCCGGGGCAGAATATAAATATATCACCATCAAGGATCGCGGTGAGCCGATTGCGCTGGCGACCTACGGCGAACTGTTCAGCATCGACCGACAGACCATCATCAACGATGACCTGGACATGCTGACCCGAATTCCGCAGGCGATGGGGCTTGCTGCGCGTGCCACCGTGGGCGATCTGGTCTGGGCTGTTTTAACCAGCAATCCAAAAATGTCGGACGGCAAGCCGCTGTTCCATGCCGATCACGGCAACCTGGTCTCAGCGGATCTCAGTATCGAAGGCCTGGATACGGCCCGTAAAGCGATGCTGCTGCAAAAATCCGGCGAGCGTCGTCTGAACATTCGTCCGGCCTTTATGCTGACGCCAGTGGCGATTGAGTCACGGGCAAACCAGCTGATCAAATCTGCAAGCGTACCAGGTGCAGATGCCAACAGCGGTATTGTGAACCCGATCCAGAACTTTGTGACGGTAGCCTCTGAGGCTCGCCTGGATGACAGCAGCCCGACGGATTACTACCTGACTGCAGCACAGGGACGCGACACTATCGAAGTGGCATATCTGGACGGTATTGATACGCCATATCTGGAGCAGCAGCAGGGCTTCACCGTAGACGGTGCTGCATTCAAGGTCCGCATCGATGCAGGTGTGGCACCGCTTGACTGGCGCGGCATGGTTAAAGTCACCAAAAAATAACGACCGTCATCTGACGGTTTTTTTATTACGGAGCGGCGCGTGCTGCTCCTTTTTTGTCTGGAGAGAAAAATGGCGAAAAATTATCAACAGGACGGCACCACCCTTGATTTTCAGAATACCGGTGCGACCGATATTCATTCGGGTGACGCCGTGCTTTCAGGGGCACTGGTGGGTGTCGCTCACGATGACATCCCGGCAGGACTGTGGGGCGTGCTGCATACCACGGGCGTTTTCGTTCTGCCAAAGGCAGCGGAAGCGGTCACTCTCGGCCAGAAGCTGTATCTGGCGGACGGTAAGCTGACAGCCGAAGCGGGGGAGGCGGCGGCTCCGAACCCTCTGGCGGGTACGGCCTGGGCTGCGGCAGCGGCGGATGCCGAATCTGTTCCGGTACGGCTTGGTTACTGATGAACCGCTTTCGTCAACGCCTGTTAAAAGCGGATGCCCGGATCTCCCGGGCATTTGCCGAAGAGGTGCCTGCTGTCCTCTCTATTGGCAGTGAGCTGCGTCCTGTCACCGTGATTTTTGAGACGCCGGATGCACCAGTTGATGTGCAGGGCGGGGGGCAGATTCAGGATCGGGCCCCGGCCTTCAGCGCGATGACCGCCGATATCACGGGGCTTGAGAAGCACCACGAGGTGGAAATTAACGGTACCGCTTACCGCGTAACGCACGTTGGTGCCGATGAAGAAGGGCGTACCCGCGTCACCCTGGCTTATGGTGCACCGGGCAAACCGCAGCCGGAAATCAACAAGTGGAGCTGATATGGCGCGTGAATCCAGACTGCGACGGGATTTACCCGTCGATATCGATGTGGAAGCTATCTGGCGGATAGCGGAGCACATCGGTGCCACCCATAAGCAGTTTCGGGCCGCGTATTCCCGCGCGCTGAAACGCACCGCCGCCACATTACGTAAAAAAGCCATGGCAGACCTTAAAGACGGGCTGGCCCCCCGCAGTCTGGATCTGGTCCGCCGGCGTCTGCTTTCTTTTCGTGTTGATCGTTCCTCTCAGTCTCGGCTGGATAACTTCCGGCTCTGGTTCGGCCTGAACGCCATCAAGGTAAAAGACCTGAAAGGCCGGATTAACGGGAGGTTGAGGCCTCACCATACCCGGCGGAATAAATCCACCGGACGGTTTATTAAGGCGCGGCGCCAGGCAGAAAACGCCGGATTCACCCCAAAGGGCAGCCTGCTTTCCCCGCGCACGTTTGAAAACGGGGAAGTGGCGCGCACCCGCCGTGAAAACCGGCGGACGGTGGTAATTCGCGATCCGGATACACGCCGCACCCGCGAGGCTGAAGTTGATATTTATGAGCCGATGCTGAACTACATCGAAGATAACGCCTTTGCGGAGGCGATGGAGATTTTTATGCATCACTTTGAAACCGATCTGCGCGGGCGCGTGAAGGCCCGTATTTCTGTCTGAGGTGGACCATGGCTGAGCCATTGCTGCTTGGGCAGTATCACGATGCCGTTACCGGCGCGCTGAAAAACATTGCGTGGGTGCGGGACGCCGATGCGTACCCGGAAAAAAATATCCCCCGCTTTACCGGATTGATCACCCCGGCAGTCTATTTCTCCATTAACGGCTGGGAGCAGGGCGGGGGCAACGAGGGGCAGCTCAACGTCAATCTGTCCTGCGATTTGTTCGTGGTGGTGGATGCAGCCGGAGCTGGTGTCAGTCGCCCGGAAATTTTCCTGCGCACGGCGGCAGCGGACATTACCCAGTGGATTGACGGCCAGCAGTTCGGCCTGACCAGTCTGGAGCCAGCCGTGTTTATCGATGCGGCACGCGATGAGTTTGATCCGCGCATGGATGATTACCTTGTCTGGCGCATTTCATTTACCCAGGCAGCCGCCTTTGGTGCCGATCCGTTTGCACAGCTGAATGCCCCGCTGAAAGCTGCCTGGCTGGGCAAGGCACCGGATATCGGACGCGCACATGTGGACGATTACCAGCTGATATACGAGGCAAAACCCGATGAGTGAAATCGAGGGCGATTTACAGCGCCGCCTGGCGAATATTGTGCGGCGAGGGGTTATTCATTCCGTTAAGCATGACGGTATACCGAAGTGCCGGGTGGATCTGGGCGACATCATCACCACCTGGCTGCCGCTTTGTCAGGGCTTTTCTGGCGCAAACCGGGCTGACTCCAATCCGTATGCGGTCGGAGATGCGGTCACGGTGCTGTCGGAGGCGGGCGAGCTGAATAATGGCCGGGTCTTTCCCGGCTGGAATACCGGCGGTCTGCCGGTGCCGGAGGGCAGCGACAGCGAGCATATCACCCGCTACGGCGACGGTACCGAGATCCGCTATGACCGTGCCGCGCATGCCCTGACCATTACCCTGGCGGAGGGCGGCACCTACAAAATCATCGGGAAAGGTACGCTGGACGGTCCGGTGGAAATTACTGAAACCCTCACCGTGCAGGGCGTGTCGCAATTCAATGCCGATGCGAACGTGGCCGGAAATATTGGTGCCACTCAGGAGATTTCAGACGGTACCGGGAAAATGAGCGGGATCCGTCAGACGTTCAATGACCATGATCACCGGGGAGACAGTGGCGGTACGACCGGAAAACCTAATCAGAAAATGTGACCTGCTTCAGCAGGTTTTTTTATGCCTGGAGAAAATGAATGTCGAATTTACATGGTGTGGAAACGATCGAACTGACATCCGGTACGGTCGCGGTCATGACGATCCAGACGGCGATTATCGGCCTGGTGGGTACCGCGCCGGATGCGTCTGCGGGTATTCCGGCAGGCGGTACCGTCGGAACACCCATCCTGGATAACGTTGTGGATTTTGCTGCAACGGTCAAAGGCAGGGCAGGCAATGTCGTGGTGGTTGACGCGGTAGCCGGCGTCCCTGATGCGGAAAATCCTGCTGAGGTGGCGACGACAGCTGTCTGGGATGCGACGGCTTTAAGGCTGACCATCACGCTGGGCTGTGATGAAGGTGGCAAGCTGACGGCAACGCCAGCAGAGGTGGTCACGGCCGTGGGTGCGGTGGCGGAAGTGAAAGTGACCGCGAAGGGTACTGGCAGCGGTATTGTCACGCCGTTCAGCCTGCAGCTGTCCGGTGGCGAGGATGAGCCGTTCCCGCTGAATACGCCGGTGGCAATTGTCGGTACCACGATGCTCTCCCGCTTGGGGGAGAAGGGCTCGCTGAAACCGGCGCTGACCGAAATCAACGACCAGCGAAATGCCCTGACGGTGGTGGTTCGTGTGTCGGAAGAAACCGACGAAGCGAAACAGCGTGCAGCGGTGCTTACCGGGATCGGCTCGCTGTCATCTGCAAAATCGGTGACGACGTACCAGCCCCGAATCGTCATTGCGCCGGGGTTCAGTGAAGATGATGCAGTTGGCAAGGCGCTGGAAACCGTTGCCGGTAAGCTACGGGCAGTGGCGTATGTTGACTGTGCGTCTGGTGCCACGCTGCAGGAAGTGGTCCAGCGGCGTCAGTCCTATGGCATGCGCACTGAGCTGCTGCGGCCGCGTGTGCAGGTCAGCAATGCCGACGGCCAGCTGGTCTACCGCCCGTATTCAGCGTTTGCGGCGGGACTGCGCGCCCGTATCGACTTTGAGAAGGGCTGGTGGTGGAGCAAATCCAACCAGGATATTAACAACATCCTCGGCGTGGAGCAGGTCGACGAGTTCATTCTCGGCGATGAAAACTGCGATGCGAACCTGCTCAACATGCAGAACGTCTCCACTATTATCCGACGTGCCGGGTTTAAGCACTGGGGTAACCGCCTGTGCGGAACCAATCCCCAGTGGCGCTTTGAATCGGTTCGTCGCACTGCAGACGTCATCGAGGACAGCATTCAGGAGACGATGCTGGAATACGTTGACCGCCCGCTCGACCGGGAAAACGCCGACGACATCATCGGCACCATCAACGCCTATATGCGTCAGCTGATCGGCCTCGGTGCCGTTTTCGGCGGTCGTGCCTGGCTGGATGAGGAGCTTAACACCGCGGAGAGCATGGCGGCGGGTGTGCTGTACATCAACTATGACTTTGGTCCGAAATCGCCGACTGAACTTATCAGCCTGCGCGTCCGGGTGAATAACAACTATGCGCTTGAGGAGATGCTGGCAGCATGAGCGAAAAAAACACGTTACGCGTCTGGACCTTCTTCCGGCAGGGGATCCGTATTCAGGGCGCACATGAATTTACGCCGCCAGCTCTGTCCATTGTCAAAACCGATCTGCGCACCGGCGCGCAGGATGCACCTTCACCCGTGGATGACGGCATGGAGGCCCTGACCTGCCAGCTGAAATTTTACGGGGTGGACACGGACATGCTGACTGCCTTTGGTTTTGTCAGTGGCAGTCGCCCGCGTTTTACGGCCTATCAGGGCTATCTGGCGAACGGCACCGCGCTGGGCACCATCGAGGAGATCGAGGGCTTTGTGCAGACCGTCACGCCGGATGCGCGGGGCAAGGACAGCCTGTCCGAAAATGCCGTCACAGTGGACATCGCCGTGAGCTATTACCGCCAGACCAAAGACGGCCGCGAGCTCTTTGAAATTGATACGGAGCGCTTCTCGCGCCGGGTAAATGGCGTGGATGTGTTGTCCGGCCTGGCGGCGAAAGTCCGTCTCTGAGCCTGTCTTTATCCTGTAACGGCCTTCGGGCCGTTTTTACTTTACGGAGAGTGTTATGAGTTTTCCTGGTGAAACCCGCGTTATCAAACTGTATTCCCCTGTTTCCTTTGAGAACGGTGGCCTGCTCGAACAGGTGACGCTGCGCGAGTCGCTGGTGCGCGATCGCATTGCTTTTTCCAAGGATCGGGGCAGCGAAGAAGAAAAAGAGGCGCGCATGATTGCGCTGCTGTGCAATCTCAGTGAGCAGGATATCTGGCAGCTGACAGCGGCAGATTATGCGCAGCTGCTGGACGCATTTAATGTTTTTATGCTCCCGCCCGGGGAGCGACCGAAAGAAGCCTGATCCGGGCGATACGCTTTCTCGGGCGGCGCCTGCATTTTCCCATGACGGAATACCTGGATATGCCGTTCAGCGTGTTTTCTGATTTTCTCACCGACGAAGTGGAGGCGGTAAATCATGGCCGGACTAAGCCAGAATCTTAAGGCCGTCATTACGTTTGGCGGCAATATCGACAGCTCATGGAATCGTTCAGCTAACGGCCTGCAAAAGAGCCTGAAGGACGTCGGGAAGCAGTCAGAAAAACTGACCAAAGACCAGGCGAGGCTGGCGGCGGAGATTAAAAAAGCAAAGCTTGCCGGGCAGAGCCTTGGCGATCTGAAACGGCGTTACAGCGATGTGTCCCGTGAAATCCGTAAAACGGAGTCCGAACAGCAGAAGCTGAACCAGCAGATGCAGAAGGCGCAGCGGCTGGCGTCATTTAAAGGGGCCGGTAAAGGCCTGTTTCGCCGCGGTCTGGGTATCGCCGGACAGCTGGGCGGCACGGTGGCACCGGGGCTGGCGATCGGCGGCGGTGGGGTGGTGGCTTCCGCGCTGGGCACCCTGATTGCCCCGGCCGCCACCAACGCGGAAACGGCCCGACGTGCGGGCGTGGCGAAAAGCTATGGCGTGGACATCCCGACGTTTGATGCCTGGGACACCCTCGCAAAACAGTACGACATGAACGGCGAGAATATCGGCGATCTGTTTGAGGAGTATCTGCACAAGGCAGGGGAATACAAGCAGAACGGCAAGCAGGGCTCGCTGCAGGACGCGTTTGAGACGCTCGGGTTTAAGGCGGGGGATTTGGCCGGGCTCAGCGATATGGCACAGTTTGAAAAAATCGTTGAGCGCGCGCTCAGCCTGCAGGATGAGTCGAAAGCTTCATTTGCGCTGGATTCGCTGTTTGGCGGCGAGGCCAGCAAGCTCCTGATGCTGCTGAAGCAGTCCGGGAAGAGTTACCGCGACCTGATGGACGAGCAGCGCCGGTATAACCTCGTCACGAAAGAGGGAGCTGAAGGTGCAATGGAGGGCAACCGCGCTATTACCAACCTGCAGACCGTCTTCTCTTCTGCGGTGGCGGAAATCTCCGGTCAGCTCGGTAACGAACTGGCGCCGGATGTGCGCCGTCTGACGGACGATATGGCGGAGTGGTTTAAAGGCGGGGGGATCAAGCGCATCGTCAGTTTTCTGCGTAATGACCTCTACCCCGGCGTGCTGACGTTCGGGCAGGGGATCTTTTTCGTCGGAAAAGTGGCGTACGCGCTGGCGAAAAAACTGTCCTGGCTGCTGCCGGATGAGCGAAGCGGTCAGCGGGACGTGCTCAAATCGCTGGCCATGACCGGCTCGGTCGATATCGCCCGCATGACGGCGCAGCGCAACGGCCAGGGAGAATGGTTCGAACAGCAGCTTAAAGAAAAACCGGATCTGCCGGACGATGTGAAAAAATCCTACCGGGATACGCGGGGCTTTTTCCGTGATGACGAGGAGACATTTAACACCACCCTTGATAAATATCTCACCCCGGAGAACAGTGGCGCACTGTTCGGGACGGACGGGTTAATGAAGCCGGCACAGCCGCAGTCTGTCACGCCCGGTACCAGCCCTACGGCATGGGATCATTATCCCCGGACCCTGCTGTCGCCGTTGCCGCCAGAAACATCGCCGCAGGTGGTACCGGACATTACGGAGCAGGATTCACTCCAGCAGGCTACCAGCACAGAGGCTGAAGGTCGCTGGGAGATGTTGCTGCAGAAGCTGGATTCAGCAGATGCTCCCGCCGCACCCCGACAGCTGACAGACAATCGCCGCTTTGAATACCGGTTTGAAATTCATGGTGCACCCGGGCAGGACGAGCGGGCGATTGCTGATGAGGTCGAGAGTATGACGAAAAGCAGCCCTGCTTTTAATGGTAATAACAGCATGCTGGACGGAGGGCAAATCTGGTGAGTGAAATTATTCCTGTCTTTGAAGACTTCGGGCAGGCCGGTGCCAGCGCGGCGCGTGGTGCCCAGGCCGCCCGGGTGTTGATGATGCTGGGCGATTTCGCCTTTTCCATCGATACCACGGCGTATAACCAGCTGACCCGTGAGGCAAGCTGGCGATGGAGCGAGCAGGAGCGCATCGGCAAACAGGACCTGCTGCAGTACACCGGCAAGCCTGGGCGAACCGTCCGGCTTGAGGGAGAATCGCATGCCTTCTTTCGTAAGGGGGTGGATGCCGTTAACGATCTCTACGATCTCGCCGACCAGAACAAGCCACACCAGCTGGTCAGCGGTGAAGGGGATGTGCTGGGCTGGTGGGTGGTGATCGACTTCTCCGACACGACAAACCGTTTCCTGCCCGGTGGTGGCCACCGAAATAAAAACTGGACGATGACGCTGAAACATTATGCCGATGACATATCAAACCCGTGACGGTGATGTGCTTGATGCAGTCTGCGCAACGCATTACGGCACGGAAAACCTGTCTTTTATCGTGACGCAGGTACTTGAAGCGAATCCGGGGCTGGCTGATATCGGTGCGGTTTACCCGTCAGGTCTCTTTATTACCCTGCCGGATCTGGCTCCGCCGGTTCAGGATTCTGCTTTCAGCCTGTGGGATTAATATGACTGAACAGATAGTTAAACCGGAATATGCTCCCGCTTTCAGCGTCAGCGCCGAGGGGAAAGATATCACCCGCGCGCTGCAGCAAAGTCTGGCAGAGCTGACGCTGACCGATTATGGCGGTGCCACGACAAAGGCGGATGAGCTGAAAATCACGCTGCTGTCGGAAACGCTCCCTTTGCCGACAAAAGGGGCACGACTGCGCGTGGCGCTGGGGTTTAATGACCACCTGGTGGATAAGGGCTGGTTTGTGGTGTCCGGCGTCGGCAGCAGCGGTCCGCCGCGGCGTATCGAGATTTATGCCACCGCCGCGCCCATGAACGCGCAAAAACAGCCCGGTGATGTGCTCAGCCAGAAAACACGCAGCTGGGATAACATTCGTCTGGCGGATCTGGTCAGGACCATCGCCACGGAAAACGGGCTGAAGTCAAAAGTAGCCGCGGAGCTCGCCGATATCCATATTGACCATGTTGACCAGGTGGCAGAATCGGATGCGAACCTGCTGACCCGGCTTGCCAGGACCTGGAATGCGGTCAGCAAACCTTCCGGCGGTTACTGGCTTTTTCTCCGGCAGGGCGCAACGGCTAACGCCTCAGGTGAGCAGACCGGGGAGCTGGTTATCACCCCGGAGGAAGTCTCAAACTGGTCATACAGTGAGGGCGAGCGGGGGAGTTCGACGGGGAAAGCCACCGGCAGCAGCGGTAAGTCATCGGGAAAAATCGGTGTGCGCTATTACGATGAAGCGGACGGGAAGACCAAAACCACCACTGTTGACCATGACGGCCCCTCGATGGCGAATCCGTATACCCAGCCGGCAAAGGCAACCGCCGACCAGCAGGCCAAATCCAGAAAGACGCAGGCTCGCCGCAATGAGCAGAAGATGACGGTTACCGGCCCGTGCCGACCGAAACATGTTCCCCTCACGGCAGAATCCGGCGTGTCCACGTCCGGCTTTGGCGAGCGTGAAGATCGCGCCTGGGTGGTTGAATCTCTCGCCTTTTCCCTGACGGCCGCCGGGTTCAGCTACACGTACAACCTGGTGGTTGATATTCGCAAGCCTGCTAAATCCTCTAAAAAATCCGGCAGCAAGGATAAAACCGGCCCGGATTACTTCGGTTAACTTTCCGCCTCCTGGCGATCCTCATACGGAAAAACATTATGAACGGTGTAAACAGCCGGAACGGTAAACGCCTGTCCGGCAGCGATCATTTGCGCCAGTCCGTCAGCGACATCCTCTCCACCCCCGTTGGCAGCCGCGTGCTGGTTCGTGATTACGGCAGTGACCTGTTTTCGCTGGTGGACAACCCTCGCGACGATCTTACCCGACTGCGGATTATCGCGGCCACGGCCTCAGCGCTGGCGCGCTGGGAGCCCCGGTTGCGGGTCACGCGTGTAATGGTCACTTTCCCGGCAGATGAAGCAGGGTGTGTCGTCGATATCGAGGGGATCAATAAAGAGAATAATCTTCCCGTCAGCACCGGAGGCATACAGATTTATGGCAAGTAGTTACGACGTAATTAACCTGTCCGCGCTGGCGGTACCGGATGCCATTGTGGTACCGGATGCCGCCGATATTTTTACTCGCTGGCTGGCGCGCCTGCGCCAATTAGATCCGGAATTTGACGCGCTGGTCGAATCAGACCCGGCGTATAAACAGGGGGAAATCAACGCCTACCAGCTCACCCTGGCGTTTCAGCGTGTCAATGATGCAGTACGCGCTGTTTTCCTTGCCAGCGCCAGAGGAGCCGATCTTGACCAGATAGGTGCGGGTTTTAATGTTTCCCGCCTGGTGATAAATCCCGGCGACCCGGATGCCGTGCCACCCGTCGATCCTGTCTATGAAGACGATGACGCTTTCCGTGAGCGTATCCAGCTTTCGTGGGCGCAGCTGAACACGGCAGGTGCGCGCAACGCGTACCGCTTTCATGCCAAATCCGCGGATAACGATGTGCTGGATGCGGATGCCTATGGTCCGGAAACGCACAACCGCCCGGGTGAAGTGGATGTCTATGTCCTGTCGCGAACCGGTAATGGTGAGGCCAGTCCCGGCCTGACGGAAAAGGTGATGAGCGAACTAAGCGCCGATGAGGTCAGGCCTCTGACTGATTATGTCAGTGTCAAAAGCGCCACCATTGTCAGCTATGCGGTAACAGCTGAACTGGACATACCCGACGGACCGGATGCGCAGACGGTGCTGGAGAATGCCATCAGCACGCTGTCCAGCTACACCCTGCTTTCACATCGCATAAACGGCCTCGTGCCGCTTTCCGCGATTTACGCTGCACTCCAGCAGCCCGGCGTCTCCAGAGTCAGGCTGATAAGTCCGGTCGCAGATCTGGAAGCGGCCGCCGGGCGGGCTCCCTGGTGTAGTGCGATAAACGTCACCCGCAAAGGAGGCTCCGGTGGATAAATTTCGTTCCCTGCTACCGCCCTCCGCCATTCAGCCTGAGCGGGCGCAGGAGCAGGCCAGCTCGGAGCAGATCACCGCACTGGATACGGGCATGGTGCGTAAGGTGAAAGACCCCGATACCTGCCCGGCGCACTTGCTGCCCTGGCTCGCATGGGAGTTTGCGGTTGATTCCTGGGAAGACGCCTGGACTGAGGCTGAAAAGCGGCAGGTGTTAAAAGATGCCGCCTATGTTCATCAGCATCGCGGTACTGCCGGCGCTGTCAGGCGGTCACTGAGCGCTGTCAGTCTCCCGACGACCGTGGTGGAGTGGTGGGAGGATCAGCCGCCTAAGGCTCCCTACACCTTCCGCGTTGAGGTTTACAGCCTTCAGGAAGTTGATGACGCTTTGTATCAGCGTATTCGGCGGCAAGTCGATAAAGCGAAGAACCTGAGGAGTCTGTTGACCTCCATTGACGTGATTGCCGACCTGGGCACAAAGGGAACTTATTATACCGGCGGTGCTGTTACCGCCTGGATTGATGTCGATATTGAGGCAGGAGTTTAGCCATGGCTGATAAATATTACAGTATTCTGACCAACAGAGGTAAAGAGCTGGAGGCGCAGTCTTCTGCGACCGGGAAACCCGTCATTATTAAAGATTTTGTGGTGGGTGACGGTAATGGTCAGCCCGTTACGCCTGATCCGGCAAAAACAACCCTGAACCACGAAGTGTATCGGGCGGGAATTTCAGCGTTGCAGGTCTCACCGGACCAGGCGAATCAGTTTATTGCGCAGCTGGTACTGCCTACCGATGTTGGGGGCTTTGTTGTTCGTGAGGTCGGGCTGTTAACCGATGCCGGCGAACTGTATGCCGTGGCGAACTGTGCAGCAATTGAGAAGCCGGTAAGTGGCATCAGTGTAACGCTCCAGTTTCGCCTCGCCGTGTCAGAAACGGCGGATATTGAGCTTAAGGTGGCTACCGGGGACGGCCTGTTCCTTCGCCAGGATGCGAACCTGGGCGATGTGAAGGACGCCGCTGAATCACGGAAAAATATTGGGCTGAAAGGGGCCGCTGTACTGGATGTTGGTAAAGCAGCGAACACAGTCGCCGCCGGGGATGACAGCCGTATCGTTAATGCGTTGCAGAAAGGAAATAATCTTTCAGATGTTGTCGATAAAGGGCAGGCACGCGTAAATCTGGAACTGAAGTCCGCAGCTACCGCCGACGTTCAGATATCCAGAGATGACGTAACCGCGGGGCGTCTGGTCGCAAATGGCGGCGCATTGGCGCTTAGGACAGTTGCTGCACAAGCAGGCACCGCCATTGCTGATGCCAGCGCCCTCCCGGCTAACTCTGTGAGCTTCTGTTATGCCGATGCAGCATATTCACCGGGTTATGAGGCGACGATTCTTGATGTGGGTTGGCTCGGTGGCGATGGCTATCGTGTGCAGTATGCCGCGTCCTATAGCGACGGCGGTAAGCGGCTGAAATTCCGCACTTTGAATGCAGATAACGGCTATTGGGGAAGCTGGACGAACGTTATCACAAACTACGGCGGAAGCGTTGATTATCTCGATGGCGCAAGGTATTACGCCACCAAGCCGGAATATTGGCAGGGAGGCGGGGCATTTTCACATCAATATGCTGATGGTTCCGCACCATTTTTTGTTGGCGGTTACTCAACCGCTAAAGATAACTCTGTATACCTGCCGATAGTGAAAGGAACATCTGTAACGAAAGATCTCGGTTGGGGTTCTTCAGTTAGCTTTGGAATACTCCGATCCGGTAATGGCGATTTTGGCTCAGCCGTTATCCATATCATCGGAGATTCTGGCGCTGGAGCTATATTTAGCTTTGACGCAAACGGCACATTTAATACCCCTGCAAAAATAAATAGCGGAGGCGCTCTTTACGCAGCCGGACAAATTGATAGCGGGGGTAATATTGTCGCTGGTCAGGGTCTGTATGAGTCAGGCGGTTTAGTCAGGGTATATTCAAGTAATAACCCGCCGCCCCAGCAGGATTTGAGCCCTTATGCAACTACCGCATGGGTTAACGGAAACTTTTCAACACAAGCCTGGACAGTAGCTAATTTTTTGCAAGGGGGAATCAGGCTGGCCTCTTTAGGAACTGCAAACAACGGTAATAACGACAATGAATTCGCATATGCGCCGAATGGTGCGGTCGTTACTGCTGTACAGCAAAGGACAAACTACACAGCGGTGCAATATCGCTATGTACAGTACAATATTGGTGGGAACTGGTATACAGCATGGGTGGCGTAATGACAATGCAATCAGGTGTATTTAAAAAATACAATCCTTTAGAAAAATGGGGTGGATGTACTGCAAAGGAAATAGCTGGGCTTAAGCCAGAGGAACTAGATTTATATTACATTGCAATGGCACCGGGTGTGAATATTGTTTTTCTGAATGATGAAAATGGCAATGACTGGTACCAGTGGCTTAAAACACTTTCTAAAGAAACGCTTAAAATATCGTTTAACCCAGATTCAAATGAAATCATCCATTTTTCATATGATGCAAGCACAATTTTTCCGATTAATCAGATTGTCACGGAAATCGCGCCGGAGAATGTACCGGATGAATTTACAGCAGCTGGAGAAAAAGCATTGGGTGGGGCATTTCTTTTTGTTGATGGGCAAATAATTGCCGTCCCCGTGGATTACGTAGCAGAAGCCCAACGCCAAAAGATGGAGTTGTTGAACCATGCGAATGATGTGATTGCCATGCTTCAGGACGCTGTGGAACTAGGCATGGCTACAGAGGAAGAAAATTCAAGTCTGGCAGATTGGAAAAGGTACCGAGTGCTTTTAAACAGGGTTAATCCAAACGAACCTGACTGGCCGCCAAAGCCAGCCCAGTGAAGTAGCTCTATTTCTTTCTAAAACGGACGACTGTATTCATATATAACGGCAAAGTTAAAATTTGAAGTTTTCGCGATGTTTTGAAACTCCAAATGAAAGTTAACATAGCACGGCGCAGTACTTTCTGTTCCTGTAATGAAAGTTTTGCGCCTTTATTTCTGACCAGCATATACTTTATGAGGTTGAAGATTCGTTGAACTGTTGGGAAAATAGCCTTTTTTATTTCAGTGCTATCATTAGCCAACAGCGAAAGCGATTGTGCAGCATAAACTAAATCAGATAAATCTTTTTGCCTGAATGTTTGTGTTATGCTTTTTTTATGATAACGGTACCAAATTAAGGATTTATTGATTCCATAGATAACTTTACTTTGTAAATAAATTGCGGGGATCGTACTCATATCCTCATAAAGTCGACCCGATGGGAAACTTATACCTTGGCTTTGGAAAAGTGTTTTTTTATAAACTCTTGCCCAAGGGTACCATTTGCTTCTTTTGAATGCTGGGGAAAGTTTTGTAATTGATGTTATCTCTACTCTTCCACGGAATACTGAGCAGTCAATATGTTCAACAATGTTTGAAGTCTCACCTTCAAATTGCTCGGCATTAAATTCTACGATGTCAACGGAGGAATCATTGATGACAGGCAATATCTCTTTCCAGAAATCAGGGTGAAAGAAATCATCTGAATCTAAAAATGCGATATACTCTCCATTTGCAAGCTTTATCCCTGCATTTCTGGCAGCGGATAGACCTGCATTATCTTGCTGAATAATAGTAATGTTTTTATCTTGAACATTACTGACCAAGTTCTCAATGACATATGCGCTATCGTCTGTAGAACCATCATTTACGATGACGAGTTCGATCGCATTAGACATGTACGGTAAAATTGACTGAATGCAATCAGCAATGTAATCGCGAGAATTATAACAAGGTACAATAACGCTTAATTTTATATTGCTGATCCTTGAAGAATGTTCCATATCTCTAGTTTTCTCCAGAGCTTCCATTTTATTAAAGTAGCATAATGCTAACTGAGCAGCCTCGCTATATGCAATAGCGGGCTGCCTTGAGTTGCTTAGTGCTCGAGCTATCGTAATCATTTCCTGAATCTGACCCAGAGTGAATTTCTCCGCTTCATTGCATGGCATCACCACCTGGCTGGAGAGAATCACATGCTTCAGGCTACGGGCAGGTCGATTCTAGATTAGTGATAAAGGAGTGTTTGGGTTGAAAACTGCTGTCCGTTGCATGCAAGAACGAGCAGCGGCTTAAATCTACTCACATAGAGTTGCGGCCCTAAAATTTACAAAACTCATAATTCGAACCGTCACAGAAACTTAGAAACGAAGCGGTGAATATTTAGACAGTCATAGGGGATCTGGCGTATTGCGAACCCTCAAAAAGAAAACTACTGTATATAAAAACAGTGATAAAGGTTTGCATCATGGAATTCTACCGACCAGCAGAGCTACGCGAAATTATTTCGCTCCCGCTTTTCAGTGACTTAGTGCAGTGCGGTTTCCCCAGCCCGGCAGCTGATTACGTTGAACAGCGCATCGATCTCAATGAGTTGCTTGTCGCTCACCCCAGCTCGACCTATTTCGTCAAAGCCGCGGGAGATTCAATGATCGAGGGAGGCATTAGTGACGGGGATCTACTGGTGGTGGATAGCTCACGCACCGCTGAACACGGAGACATTGTCATAGCGGCCGTGGAAGGAGAATTTACGGTTAAACGCCTGCAGCTACGCCCGACAGTCCAGCTCCTACCGATGAACGGTGCTTATTCGCCGATTATTGTCGGCAGCGAAGACACACTGGACGTTTTCGGTGTTGTAACTTTCATCGTCAAATCTGCGAGCTGA